GACCTCTTTGATCTTCTTACGATCCTTACTGTCCCAATAACCCTTGCACTCAAGCCAGATACCATTCGGAAGAATGAAGTCAGGCGTGTAGTTGTGCTGGATTACATAGGGAACCTTCGTACTTTCATATTCGTATTTGACACCCAGATCGACGAGAAGGTCAGCGACCCTCTCTTCGAGACCTGAGCGGAATGCCATTAGAAATCGACTTGGTTCTCCGGTGCAACAACGCTGGGCTCAGATGCCTTGAACCCCTTGGTCTTGCCAAACAGTTCAGCCACGTCCACGTCATCCATGTCGCCGGTATCGATGCCAGCAGAGGTAGATAGGGTCACGACCTGAATGCCTTGCAGCTTCAAGCTGGTGCCATACGTGACCTTGTCCTTCAAGACGTAAGGCTTCTGGAAGAAGGCCAGCTTGACCTTGCAACCTGAGTACAGCGGAGTGTTCTCGTCTTCGATAGGTGTTCCCTCGGTATCGACGATGCCAGGTTTCATCTCTTCATTCCAAGAGAACTTGACGACGTATTTACCTTCGGAAACTTCTTCCCAAGGTTCAGGCTTCAGGGTTGAACGCTTCGGGTTAGCGAGCTTCGACTCTGCCCACTTAAGGCAGTCGGGTCGTTCAGCTTCCAGCTTGTCGACGACGTCTTGACCGACGACAGCCTTGAGGTTGTACCCGAACTTGCCGGGCTTCAGTACGGCCTGAAATCCTTCAAGGACAACGGGCTGTTCAGTGACGATAGTGTTTCGTGCCATTAACAAAAGAAATAGGTGGAGTCAATTACCTTCGCTGGTTCCAGCGTGTCGATAATCGGTGGTTCTGTCTCTGCTCCGATGTAGTGAGCAAAGGTAGTTAGGTAGTCATGCTCCGCAAATAGGTACATGTATGTCTCACGAACAATGGCTGATAAAACAGACATGTCAGTAGCACGACAAAGTACCGAGTCGTGTATGAGGGAAATCGGTGCGTTGAAACGCAGTGCAGATAAGTGCAAGAGTGATGCATCAAGTGAGTGGATCAGATTCGGAGCCGTTGCATTCTTGTGGTGGTTCTTATCAACCTTGTCACCTTCATCGGTAGCAACCTTGATCTGCACACGACCCATCAGTTGCAGCTCAATGCTCTGAACCTTTGGCTTCATCAACTTTTGATTGACGGTAAAGCCTGAAGGTGTGACCCACTGAAGAGAAGCAGCGCCACGATCAATAGCCTTGGCGACCTCTTGCTCAATCCACTTCATGACTGCCATCGGACCAGGAACGATGACGTTCATGGCATCACGTACAGCCTTGACGGTTGCAGTGAGGTCATCCTTCTCTACTTCGACACCCTTTTCCTTCAAGGCTTCACGTATATAGCCTCGGTTTGAATAAGGTTTAGCGTTGTAGGGGACAGTCATGACCGTTCTTTTGGTCACTTTCCTATCCATGTGCGGACGTATGCACTCAGGCACATGTGGTTTAGCTTGTTCAGCTATCACCTTGTATGCATCCTGAGGCTTATCACTTGGCAATACATTTACCAATTCTGCTGTAGATGCGTCTTTTGCAAGACCAGCGAGAATTTGCAGCCCACTGCATGTTGCATCTACTGCGACAGGTAAATTAGTGTGATGACGATCACATTTAATAATGCAATGATAGTATTCATCACATGCTGCCAGAAAGGTCCAAGGTTCATCTGCGACCTCCCATTCGTGTAGATAACCAACCGGATCAAGAGCAATCCTTTCGATCAGGTCTTGGTTATCAAGAGCCCATTGAATACGTTCTTGTATTGGGGCTTTGTCCAGACCATATGTTGTACTGACCTGAAAGGCTAGCCAGTCTTCTGCTTCAGGAGCCATAAAAGACCCCTCATGAAACTTCAGAAGTGACTTACCAAAGTCAGTATCTTGTGGTGTAAGAAATGCAGGGATCGGGTAAGCCCTCCCCCTGTAATCAAAAGACCACGGAATGTAGAACTTATCTACATCCTGAAATACTTCCACTGCGTTCATGGTCATCCTTGTACGACATGACCTTTGAAACGCTTGTGCGTTGTAGTTGTATGCCTCTGCTGCAGCTCGACGGTAAGACATTTCACTGTCTTTGCTCTCGTCGATGTCTGCAGGTTTGGGTGGTAGAGGCATCTCTACTTGAGGGATAAACTTACCTACCTCAATACGCTTCTCCATCAACGTCTTTGCAACGTCGACGATGAACGGATTAAGGGTGTATGCAACCTTCTGAATCTTGTTCAGAAACTTGATTGGTGTTTCTCCCTGTATACATAAGGGATCACCCCGGCGGACCATGTCGTATCCACGCATGACCTCGTTAAGCAAGTAACCACCTGGTCTTTCGGTATCCCAATCGTTCGGTGGAATCAGCATCGGCCAGGCCAACGGACTAAACAACTCCGCCTGGGTCATGACCTGATCCTTGATCTCCATGAACGCAGGTGAAGGGATCACATAGTTGGTGCGCTTGTTTCCCTGTTGACGCATGTCGATCAGGAACCAACCGCTTACCTCGCAGATGCAATCAAGCAACCAGCCACCAAGCTTGACCCTGTTGGCACGCCCCCAGCATTGCCAGTGCGGCACGTCATACCGGTTCATCAACGTCGTGATGACCTTGACTTTTTGGTGCGTGCCGCTGGCCTTGTGGAAGTAATTCTCTTTGAGCGTGCGGAGTAGGCCAGGCACCTTTGCCTCGTAGTGGCGCATCATGCACTCGTTTTCGAGAGCCTGACCGATGGCATCTGTGACGTTGGGCACAAGTGATGAACCCTTTTTGGTGGCAAAGACCTTGTCAAATGTGACCTTGCAGGCAATGGCCGCGGCCGCTTCAGGTTCGATGTCAGCGAGATAACGCTGGATCTCAGCAAAGCAGCGGCCGGTCTTGCCTTTCTTTATCCGAGCAAATGCAGTGTCTTGTATACGTGCCACCACAAGAGGCAGAAGCTGCGCAATAGAAGCCACGCCGTAGGCAGTAGCTCACGCATACTCTTTGTCCTCTAGTTTTTGTGTGTTGTCTCGGATCTTTTTGAGTCCTTGACGTATTTGTTCCCGCTCAAGCTCAACTTGAGCACTAATTTCTGCAGGTGTTGCCAATAGCGAGACTGAGCTAGATCTACCAGATAGTCCTGTGCGGCTAGGCACAGGTGAGTGTGAAGTAAAGGCCAGGGGTTTAGCCCTGACCTGTGCCAATGCTGTTAGATCAAAGGATCGAACCTGAAACTAGCGCGTCTACCAATTCCGCCACATCCGCGTGGGGATTCCAGCGAGTCGCAGCCTTGAGAATGGCCGCTGTCTGGATGCGAAAATGGTACTACGGCGGGTTGCTAGTCGAGCTAGATCACTGGCATTGACTGGATTGCGGCCTGTTTTGCCTCGGCTGAGACCTTGGCGTACCGCAACGTGGTCTTGATGTCGTTATGACCCATGACCTCAGCAACCTGGTGCAGTGGTGTGCCGTTTCCGGCAAGCATCGTGCAGAAGGTGTGCCGCAAGGTGTGGAAGAGATAGTTCTCGTCCAAGCCGATGTAAGCCGTCACCTTTTTGAGCTGACGTAGGAGCGTGTCCTTGTTGTCGAACTCATAAAACACACGGTCATCAACAGCGTCGTCGATGCGACGTTGAAGCATGTCCTTGATCTGGTTATGGATCGGGACTGTTCGTGTGGTGTTGTTCTTGGTCTTGTGGACGTGAATGACGTTGAAGTCGAAGTCCACATCACTTGTAACAAGACGTAAGATCTCGCCTTCACGCATCCCTGTGTGCACAGCGAAGAGGATGATGTCCCCTAGCTCCGGCATACGGAAGATGGTGTTGGCGGCCTTGACCATCTCGTTCAACTGATCGACGGTGTAGAAGAACTCACGTGGAGGTGCTTCCTTGCGTCGTTCAAACGAGTCAGGCTGTGGAATCAGTTTGCGTCGTGCACAGTGACGGAGCACTGTTGACACTGCACTGATGCACCTGTTGATGGTGCCAGGACTCTTGCCTTCCTTCTCAAGCTCGTGGACATATAGGTCCATGAAGGCTTGATCAATCTTGGATACACGTAGCCCTAACCCGTAGTGACGGGTGAAGTGACTGGTGTTGATGATCGCAGTCGGGCGACCATTGCCGTGTACCCATGTGTCACGTGTCTTCAACGTGTAGTCGAGACACTGACCCCAGGTTTGGTATTCAGCCATAAAGGGTGGATTGCATACGTTTGGCTAGATGTCTGCCTTGTTGTGTCAGGCGAAACATGATGCGACGTTTGTTAGATGGATCTGCCTCCTTGGTGATTAGTCCCAGGCCAGGTTTGCGAAGTGTTTTCTTGTCAAGCAGCCAATCAGCTGCACGTGAACAGTTGGACGTGCTGATGCTTAGGTCTTCCTCAATCGCTTGCTTGTGACAGTCGTCGTGGGTGGCGACATACAGGAAGATGCTGAGCACAGCAGCAGTCATGTCTGGGTCACGTACACGAATCTCTTCGATCACCTCCAGAAGAGGGATCAGGTCCATGTTTGTGACCTCCCTTCTTAGAGGATTCATCAGAGGTAGGGACGTGGCTCCCGCACTCTAGCACAACCTTGCCTAAGTGCACAGACAAATCAAAGAAAGAGTGATCGTCGATACCGAAATAAAAGTTTTTAAAGGCTAGCAGTTGCATAGCGAATTGCTGAGAGCGTTGAGAGTGTATCAATC